TGATGGATAAACCCAAGTACGTTTCACATTAACTCCAAAATCATTGCAACATCTTCATCATCACGTTTTAGCTTAACACGAACTTCAAGGGCTTTGACCCTTTGCATTAACAAATCATAATCAATTTGGTTTCTGACTGCAACCTCTATTGTTTGCGCGGGTGCGGAGGTGATCTCTTCCCTGACCTCGGGCGGTAAGCCAAACAATGCCTCTTGTAGCTTTAGCTTGCGCTGCGCCTCTAACTTTCGGTCTTTAGCCCATTGTGCATCGCGTTTCTTTTCGTCAAAGCCAAAGTGACCACCTAGTGGAGTCTCAACTGGGGTTGGAGCTACCGCAACGCCAATAGTGGCAAATGGAAGCTCTGCAAATGATGCGTAACCAAACATTTAAATTTTAAAAAGTGTTTATTAGCAATCTGTTGCGGTTTCAAAACCAACTTGATTTTTCAGGTCAGCATAAAGGCTTTCCATCAAGTTATCCGTTGGAGTTGCACAATAAAAGGCATGACTTGCCACCTCTTGAGCGTTGGCTTGCCTAGCATCTGCGCTTGCAGACACAGATACCTGATATTGGCATTGGTCTTTGGTTGCCCAAATATTTGTGATTCGTGCGTAAGCATCCGTAAAAGGTACGCCAACGCTACTTGTAGAGATAGATATTTTGAGTGCCATTAAAAAGTTACCTCAGTTGTTTCAATTGTGCTAACCCACCTAATAGTAGTTGCCGCCGCCCCTGTCACAGTAACGGCTATGCCGCCATTTGTTGTGTCTGCGGTAATTGCCAATACCCATGTAGCCGCCGCAACATCTTGAGCAATCACAATAGGAGTGACTGCGGCAACCAACGTAGTAGATGCGGCATTTGCGCCTCGTTTAATTACGCCTTCATACTTCCAGCCTGATGTAGTACTTCCACCAGTTACGTTAGCAATGCAAGTTCCTTGAAACACATAGGCTGAGTTATTTGGCAGAATTACTTGGTTAGTTGTGCTTGCCGCACTTGTATTGCTTCTTAAAACTGTTGCAGTTGCATTTGTTGTTTGAGCGCCAAGAATTAACAATGCTGATTGGGTAACGCCAACGGCACTAGCAATAGGATTAGAACTTGCTGGCTCAACTGTATTTCCTGTAATTGATCTTGTTGACCCATGACTTCCACCGATTATTGAAGAATACTCACCATTTGCAGCATTATTATTTCCACATCCTACAAAAGAATTAGAACCACTTGCAGTATTTAGACCTCCGCCGCCTGAAAAAGAACTATTACCACTTGCGGTATTATTCTGTCCACCACCTACAACAGAATAAAAACTACTTGCACTATTGCCGTTTCCTCCGCCTACAAAAGCGAAATTACTTGCAGTATTACTAGTTCCGCCACCAACAAAAGCATAACTATTTATTGCTCCTGCTGGACTTTGATTTAATGTTATCCAACCAGTTGCACGAGTACCCGAACTTGCTCCAAAACTTATAAAGTTTTTAGAATAACATAAATCTATAGCTTGTCCTGCCCCTAATGTAGCAATAGAATTTGATGTACCGCCAGCACTTACATCAGAAGCATGAATACTAATAGTTATATTGCTACTACCATATTTTGCATTAATAATTTTTATTTGCTTACCTTCTATTGGCGCAGAGGGAAGATATACACGAGCACCAATCCCCTGCCCACCGCCTGTTTTAAAAAATTGAATAGGCGCACAGTCATCTGCTAACGATACGCTACTAATAGCAAATATAGATGCGGCGGCTACAGATGAGTCCCATACCTGTATTGCAGGGGTGTTTTCAGATGCAAAACCTGTAAACATTAATAATCTCCACCAACAGCAGTTAGGTGAAATCCTGCCGCTACTGCTGTGCCAAATGTTGCGTAAATACGATAGCCCGCTGGCAAACTAATGTTTAAAGGCAAAATAATATCGGGTTGTTCAGCCGTTTCAGATACTGTTGTTGCTGATATTGTTCGCTCTAAATACAAAGCATTATTCGCCGCAGTAGTAGTAACAGAGCCATTGTTTATCCATACACGAATAACAGTTGCTATGTTTGTCCCCAATGCTCTAACTTTTATAAAATCAAGCCTTGAACCATCAACAGCTTTACCAGTAAAAATCGCACCATAAATTGTCCCGCTACTTAAATCTTTGGTTGTGTTGGCGGTTACGCCAGCCGTTGCCGCATTAGCCGCCGCACCACTTACCCAAGTATTTATTGGTGTTAGTGGAAAGATAGGATTTGTATTTTGTGCCATTTAAAAGCCTCCGATTGACCAAGATAAGAGTTTGGGGATTGGTGATGAACTACTACCTGCTGGGGTCACCCATGTTGGTGCGCTTGTGGCGTTGCTTTGCAAAACTTGTCCCGCAGTACCTACCTGACCATTGAACGCTACCGACCCATTGGTGTTAATGGTCATTGCGTCAGTTGTATTAACCGACCCATTTACAATAAAACTGATCTTTTGGCTATCCCAACTACCAAGCACAAGTGGCCCACCAAACGATTCCACAAAACTAGCCAACGGCGCAGAAAACCCATTGTTTGGAAATCCCGCAGCTGTATAACTGTAATTGGCGTTATTTATTCCCAACTCGCCATAAGCCGTGTGACCACCGTCATTGACCGCATAGCTTGCGTAACTTGTATTGCTTGCGCTTGTGTTTTGCAGGCTTGTGTAAAGGTATAACGGCTCACTTGCCGTAAACCCTGCGATCACGCCCGAATCGGTATGAACAGTAGCATCGCCAACATTTAAAGAGCCGACATTGGTTACGCCTGCCGTATAAGGTATCAAAACACGGTTATTGGCATCTTGATTAACCGACTTTTCAGCAGGATAGGTAACAAATACATCCTTAACACCCGCCGCAAAATCAATCGTTGAGCCTGTGGATGAGGAGATTAAGGTTGTCCTTGCTAACGTCCCCGCGTAGTAAGTCCCAATCCCAACCTCCCATTGCGTACCGCCTGCAATTGTGTAATAGGTTGTATTGTTGTTACCGATCACCGCAAAGGTTTGAAAGCCCTCTACCGTGCCATCCAGCGCTAGTGTCCCTGTGCCGGTCGCGGTGGTGGTCTGCCTAACCCGATCAGCTAGAACAAGGCTCATGCTATCTCCACGCCTATCACTAAGCCATCAGCGCCTCTTATCACTCGTTTGGGTGCGTTAAGCCTTTGCATGGCCTCGCCAATGTTTTGCATGGTTTGACCGTGCATATTTGCCATTTGGTCGTGCATCTCCACCATTCTATTAACAGCGTCCGCAATCGGCGCACCTAGCTCGTTGGTTATTTGTGAAGCCGCTGCTTCAACGACCGGTAGGTCAACGCCAGGGTTGCTACCAATCCTTGCCACCATAATTTTAGTCGCGGCATCAAGTTCTGCTTTCCATCTTTCATATTCTTCCCTTCCAGCCATTTCTCGGGCTTTAATTTGTAGCTCATTGTTCTGCTTGGCAGTCTCTAAATCTACTTTCATTTGCGTTAACTGCATCTCGGTCTGTGCTCGTGCCTCTTGCATCTGCATATCAAACTGTGCCTGCGCTTGCGCCAATTGCGCTTCTGCCTGCATTTTCATCTGCTCAGACTGCGCCTGTGCTTGCATCTTCATCTGCTCTGCTTGCTGATCGGCTTGCATCTGTAGCATCTCGGGAGGTGGGCCTGCCGGTTGCTGTTTAGCCTGATCTGCACGATCTTGTAAGGCTTTCATTGCCCTTTCTACCGCGCTCTCCAATCCGCGACCGGCTCTGAACCGGCGCACCAAGAACAATAGCATTTCAGAGGCCATCGGCAAGGTCTCGGGCGCTTGGGCAATCATGGGGATCGCCTCACGCAAGAACAGACCGATAGCTTGAATTGCCTCTTGTGCGCCTTGCTTCTCGGCCTGCTCGTCAATCTGCGCCAAACTGTCAGCCTCGACCGCAATATGGAAGTCGCGCACGGTGCTGTCGGACAACATCTGCAACGCCGCTTGCAACATTTGCGGGTCTTGACCATCGGGCGTGTTCATCACACCTGACATTTCCACAATTAGCTCGGGCGGGTAGAACTTACAGATAACTTGCGCTTTGAGCTTAAAGATGTCGGTAGCAAACCGAGCCACTTCGCCTTGGCTGCTCTTTAACCGTAAGCTGCCAAAGTTGGCCTTGAGCTGTTGAGCGCCAAGGGTTTCTTGGGCTTTGGACGATCCACGTAGGATGTCCGATATGCCCATAATTTCATAGATGCTCTGCTTAACTTGCTCTCTTGCGGCATACAACTCTCGCAAGGTCACAATGATCTGCGAGGTGTCCATCATGTCTATAGCGCCCTTTAAGCCGCCCTTTTCCGACATTGCCGCCCAACCGGTCACAGGGAATAGCTTGTTGTCCACGCCCTCGCTAAACATCCGCGCTAACTCTTTAAACTCGGCATTAAACACGCCAACCGCTTTACAGGCTTTGGTCAGCAGGTAGATGCGTTGCGTTAAGTTGTCTAGCTCTTGCGCCTGATCCTCGTACTCACAAAAGTCAGGTACAGGGATCATTGTGCCGGTGGTGGTGGTTGCCATCAACGGTTTGGGGCATGGGAAGAACTCTTCTAGCTCTAGCGGGTCATCTCTCTCATCTAGCGCCTGTGGATAACCTTTGGCAATCCAACAAACCTTTGCCGTGCGCTTATTCCAAATCTCATAGACCATCGCCTTTTTGTCGTAGGTCATCTTGGCGGTCATGGGATTCTTGCCGTCCATGTCGGTATTTGAGCTAGTCAGGCTGACGTTCTTAAATACGTCCCCAAAGCGCTCTACGCCCTCTTCCTTGGTCATGTAGACCGCCCGAGCTACCCACCACACCTCATCCCATGTTCGTGCTGGTGAATGCAAGAAATCTGACCAGTAGACGTAATCAATAGGGCTGTGAGCTGCGTCAATGCGCTCGGTTGGGTCTTCCACCGTGTTGTAAACCT